TTACGTGCCTCAGATGGACTGGAGTTTAGGTACTCATCAAACATTTGCATAGGACCTTCATAGCCCATCTTTCGAGCCACTACTTCCCGTTGTTTTTCTGTGAATGTTTTATCTGCCATATCTTAAACCTTAGTAATTTTATTTAGATTCAAATAATGCTTTTTCATCTTTTCTTCTATTGAGTAAACCTTTAAGTACCTTACCACCTGCCATGCAATACTTCAATAGTTCTTCAGCAGCACCCTCGTAATCTTGTCTATTAATCTTCTGACGGAGTGTGCTTCTTTGTAGTGTTCCCAAGCCAACATTAAAGCTAAAGCTAACAAGAGCATCGAACTGACCTTGAGTGAGAGGAACGGTACAGTATCGCTCAACACCCTGTTCAAATCGGCTAAGATCTTTTCTAAGAATATCGTCACATTCTTCGTTTGTTATTTTCCTATCCCATCCTGTAGGTATAGGCAGATTCTTTCTTTCTGCAAGGGCTACACGGGCATGGTTGGGATCTATTACATGCCCAACACCAATCGTCCACAATAAGGCTGGGCACTGGTATGGAGTAAAGCGTACACCTTCATGGTGTTTTATCATTTTAATAGTTTTATCGCTAACCTGCATAGTATAGCAAACTTACTTTTTAAATGCCTGAGTACCAAACCAGAAGGCTATAATCGAAGCAAGTATCTGCATCTCATCACTATCAAAGATTAGGATAATAGACTCAGCAAACCCAGCACCAGTAGACCATGCCCACCAGATGGAGGCAATGTCTACTACAATAAGTAGGAATACAAATAGGTAGGTAACCATTGGACGTACAGATGCCCTGAGATTAATTACCCACTGGGAAGCACCCTTGCCAATTTCAATATCATGGGCATACATAGCACTTCTTTCTTGTGCCTGTGTTTCCATCTGAACTTGCTCTGTCTTGATCTCCTCAATCCTAGCCTGTGCAGCATAGCCACGCTCTAGCATCTGGAGTTCTCTTTCTGTCTGCATACGTGCAAGTTCTAGTTCATGAGACTTATCCGACTTGTCTTGGAAAAAGTCTAGTAATTTAGGTAGTCCACCCATTAGGAAGGACAAAGCAGTTGAGATTAGTGTTAACATTATTTACCCTTTATGACCCCAAGTAAGATACCAAGCAATGACTGCAGCCACTGCATAGCACATGAACATTGCTCTACGAGCCTTTGCCAAATCTTGTTTAAACTCTCTAGTAAGTTCATTGTCCTGTTTCTCTATCTTTTGTTTAATGGATTCGATTTCACCCCAGCGTTTAGAGCCATGCCTCTTAATGAAATCTGCTTTTACTTTCTCTTCTTCAACACGGATGGTTTCTTGTCTTTGCCATTCCATTAGTGCCCGTTTGAAGTACTGCTCTTTAAGTACCTGAGATTCTCTTATCTGTCTTTTACGCTCTAGGTCTTTCTGCTGTGCTGCTGATACTGCTTCCTTCTGTACATCGGTAATACTTTTTGTTATTGAATGACTAGCCTGCCGACTAGCATCCATACTACTTGTTACAGACTTTGCTCCTTCTAAAAACCCAAATTGATCTGACATACATAGGCTTACTTTCTAAATATAGTATCTGCCATCCAAGCTACAAAGCCACCAAATACTGAGGCAGCACCCATGATTGCCCATAAGGAACCCTTAGATCTTTCAGCCATCATGACAAGCTTCTTAATGTCAGCTTCCATGATGTCAATCTTTTTCTCCATGGTCTCTACTTGGGCTACTAGCTTGCCGTATTTATAGGGATCTAAGAAATCTTCACTCATTTAGGATACTTCGCTTTCACGGCTAGGCAATCCGCTATGTATTTATCAATCTGTGCTTGGTCACCTTTTACTACACCATCAATGTAATCGGTGATGGGTGGGAATTCTGCGGCTCGTTTAGCAATATAAGCATGAGCATCTACATAAGCCTGAACTGCATCTTTATCGTATGCGACTTCGTTGCCGTCTGCATCGTAGGCTACATCGCCACGAATAGTTACTACGGATGGGTTTAGTTTAATAACAATATCGTGGTTCATGCCGCAATCTCCATAAGTGTAATGGTTGCCGTTGTACCATCTCTTTGAATTGTTACAGTATTGCCACCTGTTTGTGCTGCAAAATAAACTGAATAACTAACAGATGAGGTAGTGGATGGTGAATCTAAATAAGTAATGCTGGGAGCGCCAGTAATATAAAAATTACCACCAGTTCCAATATACGGAATATTATTTGTGTATTGTTTAAGCAATGTTGTGTTTCTATAAAGAGCAAGTTTTACACCAGCTGCTGCGGATGTTGTAGAAGTATCACAACCACCAGTAACAACTAAAATTTTACTGGATGCTGATGTCGGAGTAATTGATGCTGTTAATCCTGTTGGAGAAAAACTTGCTGATGTTGTGCTTGTGTCTGTTGCGTAAGCAGCATTAACCACTTGTAACACAGAACCAGTAGGTAATGCGGCTTTAGGAATAGACTGACCGCTTGCCAGTATCATCCCGCCTTGTACTTGTGTCAAAGCCATTATTCTGCTCCTTCTGCTGGTTCTGGGGTGTTACCCTCTGCTACCCACTTTAGGTAAGCTTGGTAGTCGGTGTTGTCTGGGTCAAATGGGATGCAAGCACCATCTGATAACCTAGTTACACTTTTGCAAACTGGGTTTAAAAAGTCTGTTTTACCTAATTTATAGTTCATAGTTCTGCACTCAATAACATTAAACGATTAGAAGAATTTGTGCTGGAAAATGTGTAAAATCTATATGCTGTAGTTGCTGGGGTTAAATTATTTATGCGAAAAAACATACCCTCTTTAGATATTTGACTGTCTGTAAATACGGCTGAACTTTGTGTAAAGTTTGCGGCAGTATCGGAAAACACCAATCCACCTGTTGCACTTAAAGTTGGAGAAGCTCTCATTTGAACTGGAAATGCAACACCACCAAGAATCTGAGTGCTGTCATAAAAATTACCTGAACCCACTGCCGCACCAATAGTCTGAAAATAGCGTTGGCATTGAATCAAACTACGACCATAATCCAAATATTCAAAGCTAGTAGCTGTAGAGCCTACCTCTAATTGCACACCAGTAATGTACCAAGTAGCACCATTAGTTCCTACAACACTAACTGAACCAGTAACTGCATATTCTTCTGTATCTATCCATGCACCAGCCGCTGCACTATAAGTTGATCCCATTCCAAGACTAAATGAAACCCAAAGACCAATCCCGTTAGTAGCTAACCAAGTTCCTGAAGTATCGCCAGCTATTGTTATAGTCTTGTATTCCCAAGTATTTGCACTAGAAATTGTGTATGTATAAGGATAACTTCTACTTGACCCAGAATTATTTAAAGTTCCAGAAAATGTTCCAGTTAAAGAACTACGCACCCAAAAAGAAAGTGTTACTGTCTTAGCATTAGCAGTTCCAAATCCTAAATCTGCTATGTTAAATCCTTCTATTGCTTGTCTAATAATGTAATAATCATTAGAGCCAACTGAAGTTGCGGCAGAAGAAGTTACACCAAGATAGTCAGTAAAACCAGCGGGTGGTGTTACAGAGCCAGCGTCTTGTTGAACAGTAAATTTAGATACCTGAGAAGAATTACCCTTCCATCTATCTAGCGTATATCCACCATCAGTAGCAACAACACTAGCACCAGCATTTCTTTGATCGATCGTCATCCCGCCATTAATTATTCTATTGCGAAATCCTGGAGATACCCCTGTTGAGGCTTGTTGGGCTAAGGCTACGGCTTGTGTCATTCTGTTGCTCCTAACTGTTCATCTGTTGGGCGGGCTAGTGTGGGGTGTTCCCACTTGGCAATGTAATCGCCTTTGCCGTCTGAATCGTTTTGAAGAACGATTGTCCCCTTAATGTCTAAGTCTGCGTCTGTCAATGACGGATAAATTGATTTAATTTTTTCGTATAAGTTCATTATGCCGTCCTAATTAATGCACCACTAATAAATGTGTACTTGTCACCAGAGTAAATAATTGGGCTAGTTCCATCAACCCTCACATATACCTCAATATAATCAGTTGATCCGTTGCAGTAAATAACCGTCGAAACTGAAGGTGCAAATTCTGTAGAGGCGGCAACGGAGAAAGGTCCAGTAAAAGCATATTGAGCGCCATTTTTGTATATACAAACTATGACCCTTGTAACAGTTCCACCATTAGCACCAGCATCAATTGTTGTATTTATTTGATAATAACCAGCTACAGTTGGGGTAAATGTAGAAGATGCAAAGTTATTGTTTGTATCAAATACCTCTGTATCAAAAGTACATTTTGTAAGAACTCCACTTGTTATGCTTTGAGTGCCAGCGCCAATTGATTTATTAGCTGCAAAAGCTGGTCCATTACCTGCCACATTGGCAGCCAATTTAGCCTGAGTCACATTTGCATCTGCAATCTTTGCAGTAGTCACTGCACCATCATTAATATACGAAGTCGTTACGGCATTTGCCACCGCTGGGATTGCATTTAATACACTCGACACATAGAACGATACAGTCTCTACTAAGTCACCCGAAGATGCTGGGTTGGCAAGTACAACTGTTGTTCCGTTAGTAGCTGTAAAGTCGGCTGATCCTAGTAACGCACCGTTACGGTAGACATCGATATACCCTACCGTGTAGCTTGGTACGGAGAAGGTTGTCTGACCAGCAGTCGCTGTGAACTCGGTCTGAGTTCTGTAGGCGGTATTAACTACGCCACTAGCGGGGATGCCTAGAAAGCGTACTGAGATATTGCCTGTGCCAGCGGGAGGTGCGGCAGAGAATGTGAGGGTTGTACCTGATACGCTATATGTGCTTGGGTCTTGTAAGACACCTGAGACCGCCACGATGATCGAGGCAGTATTTGCTGGTGCGGCAGATAAAGTAAAAGCAGTCTGCGATCCCGTACCGCTGAATTGGTCGGTAAGGAATGCTACTGTTGTGGGCTGATTACCAATATAGCTCATAGGTTAGTTTCCAGTTAAGGCTTTAATTTCAGCTTCAGTCAAGCCGAGTGCTGATAGCTTAGAAAGGGCTGATGTTTTGGCGGCTACTTCAGATTGTTGTTTAGCAGTTTGGGCTGCTTGTAGTTGAGCAAGTTTAGTTTCTGCAGCAGATTTGTCGTATTCAACAACATTTTCATTAGCATCGTAAGCAATATTTTCACGAATAGAAACAATAGAATTGTTTAGTGCGTATATGGCATCATGTAAGGTAATCATGCGGCAATCTCCAATGCAGTAATATTAATTCCCATTGCAACTGAACCGCCTGAAGCGAATCCAAAATACAAAGTTCCTGAACTTGTGCGATAGTAAACTGTATATGTAGTTGCAGATGTAGTAGCCGGACTATCTAAATATTGCATAGAAACGGGAAGAACTAAATTAGAGTTGCTACCATAAGAACCGGTTAAAGCATACAATCCAGTTCCAGCCACATTAGTGCCACCTCTATAAATAGTAAACAAAGAACCATCGTTTTGTGGGGTATATAAATTAGAATTTACTAATACTAAAATTTTGCTTGAAGAAGACGTAGGTGTAATAGTAACTGAATACCCAGTAGTAACAAAGCTAGTTGATGTTGTGCTTACACCAGTTCCTACTGTTGAATAATTTACCACTTGCAACACAGAACCCGCTGGCAACTTAGCTGCACTCGGAACCCCGCTTGCCAAAGAAGCATTTTGTATTGTACTTACTGGCATTATGGTAACTCCTTAATAAAGTCTTTTGCCTGTTCTGCGGTCATGGTGT